GAGATGAGGATAGAAGCTCAAGGTAAAAGTTCAGATGCATTGGTAGAAAAGAGAATTCAAAATTCTATTGAATATCAAAAATCATTATTAAAAGAACTTGAATTAAATGAGAGAATATTAAAAGCTACCAATGCAATGGGAGTAAATGATGAGCTTATTGCAGAAACAAAGAAATCAATTCAAGAAACAACTGATGCTATTTTAGATGCTGAGAATCAATTGGATATTAACAAAGCTAACATTGATAAAAAAAGGTCTGATGATATTAAAAAAGCAAATGAAGATAGGTTAAAAGAAGAACAAGACTATAATAAAAAACTTACTGAATTCTTTGATGCAATTGAAGCTGAAAGACAGTCTAAGATTACAGATGCTAAGGAGAAAGAGTTACAAGCATTAGATAATAAGTATCAAGAATTATATGCAAAAGCAGATGCAGCTGGTCAAAGTGATAAAGAATTAATAGCTAAACAACAGTCAGAAATTGCAGAGATAAATGGCAAATATGCTAAGATTGAAAGTGATGCTGTATTGAATCAAAAAAATGAACTTAATAAATTAAGAAAAGAAGCTGAAGTAGAATATTTGAATCAGTTGGAAATAATAGCAGAAGAAAATAGACAGCGTTTATTTTCAGAACAACAAAATGAAATCCAAGCTGTTAATGATAAATATTTTACTCTAGAAGAACAAGCAAAGGGAAATGCTGAACAATTAGCAATTATAGAAACTGCTAAACTAAATGAGATTAATGAAATCAATTTAAAGTATGGTAAAGAAAAGGTAGCTAATGATAAGGCTATTGCTGAGGAACAGAAGAAAATAGATGACGAAAGAGTTAAAAAAATAATCTCAAATATTGACAAAGTAATTGAGATAGCTAGAGCATTCAAAGAAACAATGAGTGCATTAAATGGATTACTCAATGCTAATGATGAAGAAAGAATTAAGAAGTTAGAAGGTAATGAAGCTGCACAAAATGAGATTAGAAAGAAAGCATTTAACAGAGAGAAAGCTCTTAAGATATCTGAAGTTGTAATCTCAACTGCTAGTGCAATAAGTAAGTCAGTAGCAGCATCACCAGCTACATTTGGTCTACCATTCTCTGCATTCGCTGCTGTTACAGGAGCAGCACAAATAGCGGCAATTTCTAACACTAAATTTAATTCAGGAGGTACTCCACCAACAGCACCACCACCACCAGGTGATACATCATTAGGAGCAACAGCATCATCATTCACAGCTAACACTAATACTCAACAAACTGATCTTAATAGTCAGAATGTTACAGGTACTAATTTACAGAATATGACTAAGGTAGCAGTCTTGGAATATGATATCACTAATGTTCAGAACAAGGTAGCTGTCCAGGAGGTGAAGTCAAGCTTCTAATCCATTTTACTGTAGCTTTATTCCAGAAGTGATCCCCTGTTGAGAAACATCCATTGATAGATATAAATTCTTGAGCTTTCTCTATAGATGGTACAGATACTTTTGAGTTAATACCTTCTTTAGATGGTACCTGGTAAACATTGCAATAGATTGATTTAATGAAATGATTATCATTCTGCCAATTGATGTTATCAAATAGATCAATTAACTTTTGACTATTCATTAGTACAGGTGTATGAGTCTCAAAATTATAAGCAGTAAAGTTGTTATGCTTAAGGAATTCAAGAGTATTACTTTGAGCTATCTTAGTATGTGGTGGATGTTCAGGATTAACAATCAATGGCCCATTATTAATTGCTACATGAGGCTGCCATGATTCACTTAAAAAGAAATCTTTATTCATATAGATAAAATCTCCTCCAATCTTCTTTGCAAAAGTTAAGATTCTATTGGTAACATCACAGCCTCTGATGTTATTGTGTTGATTGCATGGTATATTATTGACTCCTTGTATTTCTTTACCTATGGTATATATCTTAGCATCAGGATATAGATGTCTAATAATTTCAATAGATTGAATAATTTCAAAGTCATAAGTGACCTTGCTATGGTATGGATATACAAAAATCATTTCGAACAAATATACATAATAATTATATGCTAAGAGAATTACCATTATATGATATTATAATAGATCTGGATGATCCAGAGACTACAGTGTCATTCAATAGCCTTGTAGCTAATCCAGCTCATGAGAAATCATTTGAGACATTCTCACAAAAGATTGCTTATCAATTCAATGATGAGGAGCAAGTAATAACAGGTGTAGCAATATCTGCTAATACTCCAATATTTAGAAGAGATCCAAGTACAGGAGAAGAGTACTATGTAAATTTCTCTCCTTCTGCAATTAAAGATATTGTATTTGATTATGCTAGAAGAGAAAACTTTAACAATGTTAATCTTGAGCATAATAGTAAGAGAGTAGTAGATGGTATCTATATGATTATGTCTTATATCATTGATGAGAAAAAAGGATTCACAGCTCCTGAAAGGTTTAAAGATGAGAAAGATGGATCATGGTTAGTATCTTATAAGCTTACTAATAAAGATGTATATGATGCTGCTAAAGCTGGTATGTTTACAGGATTCTCAATTGAGGGTGTATTCCAACTACTTGAGACTGGAAAAGGATGGGAACATGAATTCAAAGCAATCTATCAAGAGCTTAAGAAAGTACAAGAATACATAACATTTTACAATGACTATCCTGAAGCTGTAACTAACAATGCAAAGAGAGGTATAGAATTAAATGCTAAGTATGGAAATAAATGTGCCACAAGGGTTGGTAGATTAAGAGCAACAACTTTGGCTAATAGACAGACTGTCTCAGTTGCTGTTATAAAAAGAATGTATTCATATCTATCAAGAGCAGAGGAGTACTATAATCCAGATGACAATTCAGCATGTGGAACAATCTCATATTTATTATGGGGAGGTCTTGCTGCAAAGAGATGGTCAGAGGCTAAACTAAAAGAATTAGGAATTTTCGAACAATAAAATATAATAGAATATGAATAAAGAACTAACTACCATTAAGGAATTGATTGCTGAAATGAAAGCACAATTCTCTAAGTCAGTTGACAAATTTGATACAGCAGTTTTAACTGATGGTGTTACAACTATTGAGTATGATGCTCTTGAAGTTGGAATGCCAGTTTTTGTTGTTGCAGATGGCGAAAGAATACCAGCTCCTGAAGGAACTCACTCATTGAGTGGAGAACTTGCTGGTGTATCTATTGTTGTTGATGCAGAAGGTATCATAACTGAGGTTATTGATGAAAGACAAAATGAAGGAGCTGGAGAAGTTGTTGTTGAAGAAACAAGCTCAGACTTTCAAGCAATCTCAGCTGAAATGTTACCACAAGTATTAGAGGATATCACTGAGGTGATTGCTGAAAGATTAGGACTTGAAATGGGAGTTGCTTATGATGTAGCATCTGCTGTGATAGCCAAAATAAATGAAGAGACTACAATGCCAGTTGCTGAGGCAATGAGTGCAGATAAAGTTGAGTCAATTGTAAATGCAAAGCTTGAGTCATTCTCCAAAGCTGTCGAAGGATTGGCAGAAATGACTAAGACTATTGTAGAAAATAATAAAAATCTTATAAATGAGTTAAGTACTTTGAAAAGTGAATTCGAGACTTTCAAAGCTAAACCATCTGTAGAAACAAAAGAAGCTGAAAAATTCAGCAAGGTTGGCAACCTAACAGCTAGACAATTATTCTTAAAAAATTCTAAAATCTAATAAAAATGTCGTTAAAAAAATATTTAAGCACAAAATTTAACTGGGATGTATCTGGTTTAGCAGCTTATGTTGATGAGCAAAGAGAAGACTTAATTGTAAAGTCAGTAACTGAAGCTAGAACATTGCAGTATGTATCAATTCAACAAGGGATTAAAGGATCTCAAGAATTGAAATTAATGGATGATTCAATCATTTACCAAGATGGTGACTGTACAATGACTCCAAATGGTGACACTGTGTTCACTGATAGAGCAATTGCAGTTGAGACTTTAGGATATATGAAATCTTTCTGTCAAAAAGACTTAGATGGTTTCTGGACTCAGTTAGGTCTTAGACCAGGGGCAATGGCTGAAGATAAAACTCTTCCATTTGAAGCACAAATCATCAGCTACTTATTGCAGTTGCATTCATTTGAATTAGATAAATTAATCTGGAAAGGTAACAAAGCTACTGGATCAGGTAACTTATCTAAAATGAATGGATTCCGTCAATTCTTAACAGTTGCAAATGGTTGTGTGAATTTGAATTCATCTTCAACAGCAACAATCTCTGCATCTAATGCATTTGATGTGTTTTATGAGTGTTTCGTTAATACTCCAGCAAATGTTGCTGAGGCTGGTGATTTTATTTGTTTCACAGGTCCTCCT